AATAGATGGCTTCGAAGTAGTTTCTAAAAGACCTCTATATCCAGCCGTAATTATCCAAGGTCTTATCATTCCATCTAAAAAATCTAAATTGGTTTCCATAAAACCAATTGTCAAATTTCTAGTATTCATGGATTTTCTTCCAGTTGCATATAATCCACCTATAAATCCAAAAGTATCTTCTGAATTTGTAGCAATTTCAAAACTTTCATCAGGCAATTTAACGGATTGGACGTAAAATAACCCACCAAGATCGTTTTCAGCAGGCTGCACATCATTATGAGTGAGACCATTTAACACACTATTTGAAATATAAAACTTGTCTCTATCTACTTGAGTATATTTTTGAAATTCTGAGAATAATTGATCTTTATTTTCATTATATGATATACGAACAAGCCATTGTGTAGTAAGAGGAATGTCATAATCTCTCCTACTAAGCAATTGGAGGAAATGCTTTATTATAGATCCTCTTACTTGCGTAGCCATTTAATTGTATTACCTATCAATAGGAATCCATTTATCGTAAGCATCACCGCCTAATAGATTTCTTTCGAAAAAGTGATATGCTATTTTGCAGGTAAAACTTACTACAGATCCAGTTCCTTCAGCGGTTTGATATGCAAGTTCTCCTACATCTCTGATACTACAACCAATCAATTTATATTCATATAATGGTTGCAATTTTTTATTTAATTGATGTAGAATTATGTACGAATTTTGATTTGCAATAGTGCCCAATCCATCGCCACCAGTACCAGCTAGACCATAAATATTTCCGAATGTTCTAGTGGATTCATTCATCAACTTTTCTCTTAAATATGCGGATTCACTGCAATAAAAGTCTATATCATAGCCATCGGAGCCGGGAAAAGTTACCGCCGCTGGCATGTTAAAAGTTTGGCCAGCATACTTAACTTCCGTATTTCCAATAGTACGACCAGGCAGTTTACCAGTCTTAGCATAAACCAAGTCATTTTTGCTTAAAATTAACGATTCGACTTGATTAGGACCATCAATATTTACGCTTACTATTCGGAATAAAAAGTCTCTACTAAAATCATTTCTAACAGATCTTAAAAAGAAACTGTTAATTGTATTAGTACTAGGATCTATATCTTGTGGTATTATTGCCATATTATTATTTAGTTATTAACCAATGATTTCATTGAAATTTGTTCCAGTCGAAGTTGCATAAAAGTTGACCAATATGAACTCAGCAGATCTTACTGGTTTCAGATATATATCAACAATCATTTCATTTTGGTCTATTACAGAAGGAGGATTGTTTCGAATATCGCAAATAATTTGATACTCATACAAACCTTGAGTATTTCTAGCTCTAGAGAATATTGGATCCAATGTGGCTACAACACGACTTCTAGTATATACTGTGTTAGGCTCCATAATGAAATACTTAGTAGTTCTCTTGGTAGCTTTCTCCAAATATAAGAACAATCTACGTACATTAATACGATCAAATGCGCTTGGTTGTCTCAACATGGTTTTTTGACCGAAGATATTAAAACCATCATTTGGGAAGAAAGCTACTGGATTAACTCCAATCTTATACAACATATCTCTTTCTTTAAGATTTGGTGTGATAGCTAGCGATAAAACATTAGTAATTTTACCGCGAGTAAAGCCAGCTGGAGCATACCAAGGCTCAAAATTCTTATCGACATTAGCAATATCTGCCGCAATATACCCAGACATTGGCAACCAAACTGGCGCTCCAGTAAACAAATCTATAATCTTAACCCAGTTTCCATATGTACAAGCATAACTTGAATTAGCACCTTGGAACAAATGTTTCAAAGGATTGTATATGTATTGAGAAAATGCCTTATTTGGATCTGAAGTTGTGGTTGTATTAACTCCAGTTACGAATATATGACGTAAAGGATCTGCTATAAATAAACAATCTTTACGTATATTGGTCGCAAAATTATCAAAAAGATTGAATACAGTATTATAATTAGAAACTAAATCATAAGAAGGTTTACTTACATTAGATATATCATTTCGAGTAATTGCTAATAAGCCTTCTCTAATGCCATCAGAATATTGAGTATCATTAAAATATCCCACTTCATTTGCACATATAGAGGCATTTATAGTCCCTAAACCGCCTTCCAACACTAAATCAAGATCAAATATTTCATCATTCTCAATTTTTCTCAAACTTCTATCTATTTTTAATGGAATATTTCCTACTATTTTGGATGCAGCTGCGTCTCCAGAGTAAGCGCCATTGCTGAATATTGCATCAGCAGGTTGGAAATAAACTTTATTAGTGGCGGAGTTATTCCTAACAACTGTATTGGCATTTCTAGTATGTACCAAATTATCTGCTAAAGTAACAGTAAGGCCATTTAAAGACGCAATTGTTGTGGTTTGATTTTTAGTAATATCTCCAGTAAAAGTTACTGTTACACTATCACCAACATTCCAATTTGAGGTGCTATTTACGACGATATCAGCTTGTCCACTAACTGCTGTCTGAGAAGAAGTGGCAGACTTGCGCTTCATATTAGATCCATTAAAGGAATCTACTGTAGTGGAATTTAATAAAGATAAATCATTCAAATGAAATCCGATATTTTGATAATAAATTTCTTTATTTTTCACCAAATCATTAATTTTTGCATGAGATAATACTCTGATTTTTCTCTTTGGAATCCCATCATTATCTAAATTACTCATGGATCCATTTTTCAAACTAACGTAATCGTTAATCATTACTACTGTACCATTAGATCCAGATGAAGTGTTTTCCAAGAAAAATGATTTTGCAGTCCCACCAGCTTGATTATTTAAAAGTCTATAAGAATCTACGGATCCTAAATGACTCTCCTCTAACATATAATCTAATTTAAGTGCATCAGTTGTATAAGGACTTACACGAAGCTTAAATACACCCAAACATAAAGTATCAGAGAATTTATTGGTAGATACATCAGCAAATGCATATCCAATTCTTTCCAATCCTTCGGATACGCTATTATTATTTCTAGATCCACCAGGTTCATTAGTGCTTTGTAATGGGAAAGCTAGCTTAGAATTGGGAACTTTATAAGATGGATTGGAATTAGATCCAGTCATCAAAAATCCATTCGTGGGAGCAGTCATTCCATTTGAATATACAGAAGAAATGCTAATATGAGGGCTGTTTGGTTCTATATTATAATTATCAGTCAACCCAACATAATGACCTTCATATTTTGTATTAACAGTAGATTGAATTTTGTTAATTATAACTAATCCAGCATAACCAAAATCTTGAGGTCCACTAATTGTAGGTTCAGTTAAATCAGCTGGATTTGCATAAACATTTCTTCCAGAAATAGACCAATTATAATTACTATTAGTAAATGCACTCTTATCTAAGACAGCCCTATATTGATCGGAAGTCAATTCAAAAAATTTAGGAGCACCTAAAACTAATGTGCCGCTAGTTACATCTAACAAATTAGATACTTGAGTATCTGCTCCTAAAGAAAATGAATTTAATTGTAATGTTATCTTATTAGATAATGTAGGATTTACGCTACTGATTCTTTGAGAAGCATTAGTAAGAGCATTTATTAAAATAACGCCATCAGATTGCTTAAATTTAGCATAATAATTGATCCCAGCAGAAGTTAATGTTGGTAAAATTGAAGATAAGTATGGTGAGGCATTTAATATGTTAATTTCAGTATTGTTAAATACACTAAAACAATCACTAGTCATGTACTCCACATTTCTATATACATTAGTAAGAGGATCTTCAGTTACAGATACTATTGGATAGACTAATGCTCCGTAAGTTGATCCATATCCTTCTCCGTTCCCGTCACCATATGGTAAACGATTTACGAATAAATTCCCGCTAGAACCATTTAATACTTGTCTAGCTGAATAATAAAAATAACGTTCCGCTGGATTTGTTGGGGTTCCATATACTTGCTCGAATTCTTGAATTGAAGTGATTTGCAAAATTTCGTCTGTTGGCCCTTTGTTAGCGAAACCAGTTACAAATATATTAGTTCCTACTGGTAATGATGGAGATAAACTTAAATCGATTTCTCTGATTTCTACTCCTGGTGATTGTATAGTTCTTGCCATGATAGTATTTAGTTTTTTTTATTATATATTTTTATGTGGTGATTAAATTTATTTCTATTCTATCAAAAACAAATTGAAAACTAGTTTCCAATTCTTTAGCGTCTCTATAATTAAACACTAATTCTCCTATCGAAATAGGAAATCCATCTTTGAATAACCATTGAATTGTTGGTTGCTCAAATTCGTCTAATGCAGTCATAACAAAATCCGCAGTATATTGACCCAATCCAGCATCATTTGGCAAAATTTGACCATCATAAACAGAAGATCTTTCATTTCGCATCATTTGAAGCCATTTATGTATGACCCAATAGTTTTTAAATTCGTTATCTACTGTAAAATTTATTGTCATCGGCTCATATGATGGTTTATTATGAGAAGATACATATACATTTCCACCAGCATATCTAACGTCTACTTGTGGTATAACCTCTGCTGGTATGGTGCAATTGAATAATGAAAACTGCAAAGAATCTAAATTTACTTTAGTATTTTTAATTTCGCTTTTCGAATTAATATCTTTTAATATTTTAGGTAGCCTGATAGTCAAAATAAATTTATCAGACCTAGTTTTATTCAGTAAAGCCTGTTGATATGCATTGTCACTCATAATTATTTAAAAATTTCCAACCTCCAAATCTTAAATCATCCAAATCTGGATCTGTTTCTTTATTTTCCCCCAATAAAATTGGCATCCCTTGAAACATTTCGTAATTTGGCTTTACTTGATATTTATATCCAAAATCCAATTCACTAATTACCATAGCCATTTTATATTCATCCTTTTCAATAACTTCGAAATACCTATCAACCAAATCATTTGATAAAATCATCAAAGCCCATCCTAATGACATAACTCTATCATCATGGCAATTAGCCTTAGCAGACCAAGTTCCATTTTTATATCTAGTAAAATCTCTTAATTCCAATATAGTTGAAATATCATTAATAACTACACTTTTATTTTTTAGAATCCAATGTCTAAAATTTCCAACGCATTTAGATTTAGTATTCTGATGCGATACTACTCCTAATTGGATGTTTTTTCTATGTCCTTCTTTACTGCCCCAATTTACTATATTTTCGTAATCAAAGATTTTTCGTAAATTGTCTACTACTTGCCCTCCACAGTTATTTCTTTCAATTAATACATGCGGTCTTCCCCATTCTTCCAATATTTCAAATAATTTAGGTGTGAATTCAGAAGGAGATATTTTATTGTTATTATAACAAGCAACTTGAATTATATTTCTAGGTTCTGTAATATCTAGTATTTGAATGCAAGAAGAATCTCTTCCCAATCCTTCGGAAACATCTACTCCAGCTACATAACTCCTTTCATCGTTAGGATTAGCCCATATTTTATAGCATCCATCATCTAATTCATATTTTGGTGGAGTGGTTTGTGATCGCATTGATTCGAAAGTATCAGTATCTAAAGTAGCTTCGCCAATTTCATCAAATTCTACTTCAAATTCTCTTCTCCAAACTGCTGGATCTCCAATTGAAGTCATTGTTTCGTATTTCCATTTCTCGTCACGCCCCGGCACTTCGTTCCACTTTATTTTCATCGACTTCCAGTTATTAGTGCCTCTCACCGAAGCATCATACAATTTGAAAAACAAACCTCCAGTATCTCTAGGAGTAGATGCCATTATTATTTTTGATTTTTTTGAAGAAGAAATAATTGGATAAACTGATGCCCAAAACTCTTCCAACAAATTTGCTTCAATCCAATCAGCTTCGTCAATAAACAACAAATTAGCACTAGATCCACGACCAGCAGTTCCAGTTGTTGTAGTAATTCCTATTTTAGAACCATTAGCTAATTCCATAGACTCCATCCCATAATATTGAATTGGAGCTTTCAACCAATTTGGAAGACTTTCATAAGCCATTCTAATTCTTTTGAAAATTTCCTTTGCAGTAGATTCTTTATTGGCGACCAACATTATTCTTTGATCCGATTGAAATATCGCAGTCCACAAACAAAATATTGTACAAATTGTCGATTTACCTGTCTGACGACTGAACAGCAACAAACTGAATCGGTTATCTCTTATCATTCTTAATGCACGTTTCTGATACAAATGCAATTTAATTTTTTGTTTACCTTCATCCAAATTAATAATGTAGAAATGATTTTCCGCAAAATGTAATACACTTTCTCTACATTCATCTAATTCAGCTAACATTTCTGGAGTATACTCAAATTCTGCTTCGGTAGTTGGTAGATTTGGATTATTTAAGTAGTATGTTTTTTTAGTTTTTTTCTCGACAGCCATACCCGTATTTACGAAAAAAATTTCAAATTTTTGAAAAAAAATTAATTCGAGACTAAATAGTTTTACGTATGAGCAATAAATCTCTATTTGACAAACTATTTAACGAAGTAATGCAGTCCGACGAAGAAGCCCTTGGAATTCCTCAAGATGACGAAGGTGGTGCTTTTGGCGGGGAAGGCGAAGCAGGTGACGGCGAATCTTTTGGCGACGAAGGTGATGAATCTTTTGGCGACGAAGGTGATGAAGGTGGTGATGTAACCTTAACAATGGACCGCGCTACTGCTGAAAAATTAAAAGACCTAATAGATTCCGCTTTAGGTGGTGGGATGGGTGAAGAAGAAGACGAAATGGGCGAAGACGATCTTGGTGGAGAATTTGGAGACGAAGATGAAGGTGGAATGGGCGAAGAAGAAGGTGGCGCATTTGGCGAATCTCCAGCAGTAGAAACTATGGAAGAATTGCCAACTCAAAAGTATGTAGATGCTTTGACTGGAAAGAAGAATAAAGTCGAAGGAGCATTGGCTGCTAAGACCACAGGTCATGGAGAAGGCTCTGGGGAAGTAACTCAAGCTCACCCATTAAAGAAAATGTCAACAGCATATAATGATGGCAAGGGATCTAAGAATAGAGTAAATTCTCCTTATTATAAGGAAAAGAATTCTAAGACCAATTCTTACTTGCACTAACATTACATAACACAGTTTAAAAAATAAAAAAGGGCGACTTTGGTCGCCCTTTTTTATTAAATATTATAATGGAAAGTTTTAAATCCTTTTTTAATTCTTCGTTAGATAAAAGAGCAAAATTTAATAATAAAGTAACTCCTCATCATAGAACTGATAAAAGAGTTGCTGATAGAGGAATAGGATTTAGAGATGGAAAAGAACAAGGTTTAAATTTTAAAGCTGATAAATGGAAGATAGGAAATCATAATTACGATCAAAATGCTAATCAAGATCCAAATCAATCTATATCAAACGACAAAGCTCAAGAATTAGCGGATAAGCATGGAATTGATTTGAATAAAAATACAAGCAATTTGGGCAGACTTGGTAAAAGGCCTTTTAAACTTGTAGGAACTAAAAATAATTACAGAATCAAAAAACTACAAGATAATGAATTGAGAAACAATGAGGGAGGCTTTTAATATGTTTTTTACTGGTGCGGGAAATGGTACAAATTGTTTTGAATTGTACGACAAAAAAAGACTTCAATGCGAAATTGAATTGATAAAAATTTCATTAAATGAAATGGTTCATTCGGCAGGAACTAAAATTAATTATTGGATTAATAATGCTACGCTATCTTCAATTGACGGACTTTATGGTGAAGATACAACTGCGTTATATACTGGACCATTTACAATAAAAATGCGGATTGAATTAAATGAATCTGCATTAGCTCTTAGTAAATTTGGATTTAATGCAGATGACGAAGTTACTGCATACATAACTTACGATTTATATACGCAAGCATTTTCAGCAAATCCATATTACATACTAAATCATTTAGATATTGAACCTAAATCTGGAGACGTATTTGAAATGGTAGAATATGGTTTGGATAGAAAAGGTGGAAGATCTGGAAATTATTTTATAATAACTGAAAGAAGAGATCAAGACATCAGTGCCGAGCTTAATCCATTAGGTGGACATTACGGATGGAGAATGAAAGCTAAACGTATGGAGTACAGTTGGCAACCAAATTTACCTCAAGAATCTGCAAACAATCAAGTCACAGACGATACAGAATACGGACTTTTATCGCCACAATATACTACAATATATTGGTATACTAGCAGTTCTAATAATTCTTGGTTTAATATTAATAATTGGTTTATAGATTCAAATCGTTTAAGTGCATATAACAAAATTCCAAATCATTTGAATAATATTGTATTATTAGGAAATAATGGACCTTTAGTTGATTTAGATAATTATAACTGGATTCAACCAAACTCTGTTAGTGGTTTAAATGCGACATTAAAACTTTCATCTAATTTTGAAAGAGTATTCTCACTAGATTCTTCTAATGTTACTATAGAATTATTAGGAAATAGTAAACATATGGTATATCCAAAATCTGAAACTAAAATATACACAGATAATTCAGATGATTTTGGAAAAGAAATTATAATTGATATGAGTTTAAATCATACGGAAGTATATGGTACGTATGATTTTGACAATTAAACTATATCACCACCTATCAACCAAGTATCAGTAGCTAATTTAAATAAAGCCGCAGCAGCATATTGACTTGAAGTTTTATTTTTATTTCCATTCGACCATAATGTTACTCCAGCAGCAGCAGCTATAGTTACTGTTCCAAGTCCTTTTTGATATACTACAATATTAGTTCCTACTGGAAATGCTACCGAAGCATTTACAGGAATAGTTAATGTCATATCAGATGAGTTACTACCTTCGACAATACAATTCGCATCTGATAAAACTAATGTAGCGTTAGTTATATATGTTTTAATTGGAGTATCTAAATATAATCCAGTAGGATCTAATTTAATTCCTCCATTACCTTTGACAACGTTTGAATTTAATTTACGAGCAGTTACAGCACCATCATTTATATGAACTGCGCTAACAGAATTACTAGCTAATTCCGCACCAGTCACGGCACTTAATGCAATTTTAATAGTCGTTACCGATCTGTCTTTTAATTTCGAAGTGGAAATGCTGTTATTAGTTATTTGAGACTCAGTGACTGAATTATTTGCTATAGTAGCAGAAATTGGTTGATTAGTAACATAATTGTAAATAGAACTTAATCTCGCATTACTTGTAGTTGCAGGTCCGCTACCGCTTAAGCGTTCTATTACCACAAAATCAGATCCACAAAGAGTTTGAGTTGTGGTTAAATCTATTATTCTTCTATTAGCCATAAGAATATTTATTATATAATTGAATAAATTCTAACCGAACCAGAATTTACTCCATTTCCATCATTTAGAGGTGCTCCGATAGCTACTCTATCACCAACATCATTCATGGAAACTGAAGATCCAAACGAATCTCCAGCAGCTTCACCATCTATATCGCCACCTAATTGTTAAATAGATGCGCTATACGGATCATAATACTTCCAATATACATTATTAGCAAAAGTTATATATACATTATTTGCATTTATAATATACTGTGAAGATACTGATAATGTAGCATTAGAACTGTTAACAGACCCACCAACGTTAGTAACTCTACAATATAAAATTTTTGCGTCATTTAATTGAACATCATTAATAGTATATTTGTTTGAAGTTTGTCCTACTATTGGAGTGTTATCCGATTTAAACCATTGATAATATAAAGGTTCTTCGCCAACCGCAGAACAAGCAAATTCAATATTATCTCCAACTTCACAAGATATATCAAATATATCGGTAACTAAAGTAGGCGGCGAAGTTTTTCTAGTGATAGGGGCTATATTAGAAGTAACTGAATTTACTAAATTATATGCTACAAATCTATAATTTCCGTAATCAGCTACTTGATTTCTTATTTTATAATATCTAAAACATCCAGATACATTAACTCCATCAGTAGTTCCTAATGATGATTGAGTCGATGCAATTCTGACATTATCTCTCATCCAATAAAAATTAATTGGGCCTGTTCCCGTTATACAGCAATTTATCGTAAATTCAGTATTGAGTGCTACTTCAGATCCACTTGGCTGGGTAGTTATAGCTACAGCATCTCTAATTTTTAAAGTAGCTGCATTCGAAGTTACCGAATTAACAAGATTTGATAATACGCAATAATAACTTCCTTCATTGTCTTTAGTAGCATTATTGACTGTTAATTTTTTAGCACTAGAACCTATTAGCAATGTATTATTAAAATACCATTGAAATTTAACTATTTCAGATCCAGTGTAAGTAACATCAAATGAAACTGTAGATAAAGAATTTGTAATAACGCTAACGGGATGCGTTATTATAGCTAACGGATAAAGAACTGAAAGAGCAGCTACGTTAGATCTTTCTGATTTATAATTATTATTAACAAGACAATAATAATTTCCATTATCCGCACTTGTGGCGGATATAATACTTAATGTGGGAGTAGTAGCATTTACTATTATAACTGAGTTTTTATACCATTGATAAAATAATCCTTTGGATCTATTACATTCTATAGTAAATGTATAATTAGTATAAGCTGGAATTATTGCACTAACAGGATGGAGAATGATTCTAAAATCATCCGAAGTGGCTATTACTCCTAAGCCACTTAAGCAAGTAATTCCATTTATATAAAATCCCATAAAATTATGAAGCTACCTTTTTAGATCTGGATTTTAATTTAGAAATTTCTTCTATCTTTTGATCTAATTTTACATTTAATTCTTGTATAGCTTTTACTAAAACTGCAACTAATTTTGGATAATCTAGAGATAATGTGCCTTCGGAATTCACACCTATAACTTCTGGGACAATTGATTGAACTTCTTGAGCTAAGAAACCTATTTCTCTCTGCGGACCATTTTCATCTACATTAATCCAATTAAATGAAACTGGATTTAATTGCATAACAGCATCCAGACCTTGTGCTATCGGCGCGACATTTTCTTTTAAAGATGCATCAGAAGAAGTATTTGTCAATCTCCCACTACCATCGGAATAAACTGATCTAATCCCAGTACCAGACAATGAAGCTAATATTAATTTATTATTAATATACACCCCACTCAAAAAGTCTACTGTAAGTGTATTATCTCCATTTCCTCCAATATATCTATCCCCAAAGATCGTTTGAGTGCTTCTACCAGAAATAAAATCTGTGTATGTAACATCTCTAACATACGTATTGTAGCAACTAAGATTTCCTGAAATGTTGGCGGCAAGCCCAAATAAAGCGGAATTCGAAC